AATCTTGATGTAACTTCTGTATATGCAAAAACACCCATAGCAACGCCTGCTACTATTGCCAACATATTTTTCATAGGCATACTTATTGATGTATTTTCAGATATTTTCATTTAGGTTCTGGTAATTTAAAATCTTTTGGTGGTAACATTATATTTTTGGTACCCATAAAAGTTTTATTTTTGTTTTCAGGTTTATCTTTATACTCATCAGTTAAATCATCCCAAGCACTACCTTCTGGTCGTTCTTGTTTTTCATCATTTATAACTATACCAGAACATTTCATAACTAACAGATGAAAATTAGGATTATACTTTAATGTAGGATTTCTATTAACTTTTCCGCACATTTTCATAAGCTCTAATTGTTGTTTAAGCTCCATATTTTCTTGTTGTATGTCTTTAAATCTATCTGTACAAGCTGATCCTAAATATTTTCTATAAGTTAATCTTATACTTCGATCATCATTAAAATTGTCATAATCATTAGAAGGACTGTAACTCCTATGATTATAGTCGGAATCTCTTTGTTCCACGGAGACATCAAAAGATCCAGTACTACAAGTATTAGTACCGTCATTAAGATATTCATTTCTAGGATAAGCTGGTTTTACAAAACACAGTACAACAAACAAAATAACTAACATTCCTGTAAAGTAATAATTCATCTTGCTGCACTCCATTCATAAATCCTTAATTATTTAAATCTCTATTAATATCTTTTATATCATAAGTATGTTCTCTTACTTGATCAGCTAGAGTTCTATATAAATTTTCTGCCATCTGCCATGTTGCTTCAGCAGAAGATAGTCTTGTATTAATATTTGTAATATTTTTTTCTGCTTGTTTTAAATCTCGTTGTAAATTAGTAATAGCTGATTGATTAGAATTAATAGTGTCTGTAAGATTAACAATATATCTAACACCAGTAAATGTTCCGACTATAACTGACGCAACTACTGGAACCATTACAATATTTTTTTTAAGTAAGTCTACAAGATTCATATTTTCCTATTTTTAGGAAAACAATATATAACAAAAGTTAATAAGCGTCTAGCACTTCCATCTACGTCTAGCTTGTCTTATTCTAGAATTAGGATCATTTCTTGTTTTGGCAGAGCTTCTTTTTAATTGACCAGCTGATCTTGCGCAATAAGACTTTCTTCGTTTGGCTGCTTTACTACCTGGTTTAACTTTACCAGTAACTGCAGTTTTTAATTTAGAACCAGGATTAGCTCGTCTATATGCAGCGACACCCTTACGTGTCATTCCAGCTCCTGATTTAGTTTTTCTATAATTACCACCTTTACCAGTAGTTTTTCTTATAGGATTTTCTCTACGTCTTTTAGGTCTGATTCTGGTTCTGGCCATATGGGTTTAATCCTTCTTGTGCATCAAGTAATCCTGTATATTCTTGATTAGTAATTTGTTGTTGTTCTGTGTTTCCTAAATCTGGTATTTCTGTAGGTTGAGGTGCATCGTAAGTCATATAATCTATAATAGGTTGTTCTTCTTGTTCTTGAAAATTACTTAAAGCACTTCCTGGAAAATTCATAGGTGGCATAGCTTGCGCTGGAATAGGTGATATTTGTGGTGCAACATTTTGATTAAAGAAATTATTAAACTCTGCTATATCTTGAGAAATAGTTGTATCAAAATTTACTGGAGTACTAGGTTTGTCAAAATCCCATTGAAACATATTATCTTCCTTGTCCTTTGTAACGTGTTTGTTTTTTTTGACGTTTCTCCTGTTTATTTTTATTTTTTTTATGTGATCCAGGTCCTCGTTTTTTTGGCTTATCTCTTGGTATGAAGTGTGTGAACTTCTGCTTGGCCATTAGTCTTTATTTTTTTTTTTATCAATATCTATTTTAATAATTTTAGCAGATTTCTTTTTTATAATATCAGCTGCAGAAGTATAACTTTTTGCTTTACCTTTAAAAAGTAATCCACCTTTATAAGAACTAGATACATTAGCATCAGCTACATCAATTGTTTCACCTTCATCATTGAAAGTCTTTTCAGCTTTAGTTGCTACGAAATCATTATCATTATCATTTTCTTTTCTTGACATTTTTCTTTTTCCTTTTTTTTCTTAACATAGCAAAGTCTACACCTGTTAACTTGCCATCTTTATTTTTATCTAGTTTTTTTTTTTTGCCTTTTAACATTCTTTTTGACCTTTCGTTTTTTAGGCGCTGACATTCTAGAATTTTGTAATCTACCTAGACCGGAACCTGCACCAGCAGTCATCTTCATAATTAAGCTCTTTTAATTTTTTTTATAAAAGCCATGTTGTCGCCATGAAAATCAGAGTTGCCTTTAGTTTTATCTTGAATAGTATTTGCAGCAGATGGATCTTGTTTAGGTGGATGAGCTTGTGGCCCAAAACCTGCAGCAGCTCCACTTGAGTTATACTGAACAGGTGTTCTAGTAGTTTTCTGTGTAGTTGTCATTAATAAATTCCTCCAGTTATATTTATTTTACCAATGAAATTTTCCATTTCATTTTCTCGTCTAGTTTGTTCTTTTACTACTTCGTCACCTGGATCTTGCATAGCTTTTTTAATCATAGCAGCTGGCTCGATAGCTCCAGGGAACTTTTCGTAAAATCTTGCATTAGATTTTTTAACATCTTCAACTGAATAGTTTTTAGTGTTATGATTACTAATAGCTTGCTTCGTAAATGGGTTACTCATTTAAGTCCTCCGTTGTACTTAATTTTCTGTTTAGTATACCTTGAAAACACGACTGTGTAAAGGTAGGAAGTAACATTTCGCTAATAGGTGATTTATTATGGCCAGTAGACCATGAAAGACAAGGTACTCCCTTCTCGTCCCATGCAACTAGAGCATATCCTTTTATATCTACTTTATCACTTATCTTGATACATGCATCATGAAAAGCACTAATTACTTCTTCATCTTGACGTTTTTCTACTTCTTTAGAAGTAGGTTGTCTTTTCTTAATAGGTCTATACCTATCAAGAGTAATAATGTTTGTCTTTTTTAATGTATCGTTCTTGTTCATAATCTTCATCATCTGGGTCATCAGGGTGCGTTACTAAAAAGCCATCACGAATACGCAATAAAGCTTGAACGCAAGTATCATGTATATCGTCATGTTTTCCATAAGGAAAAGCACCTGATTCATCTAGTACACTTTTAGTCCAATCTTCGTCTAATGTAAAGACTAACCCGCCTTCAAACATTGGAGCTACAGAGTGAGTTCTGGAAACTTTATCTCTTTCAGGATTATAAGTAACTACAGGCACTCCTGATCTACGCATATCTTGTATTAAAGATTGACCAGAAGCTCGTTGTTCTATAAGCACTTGATCGGGTCTCCATTCTTCATAACTATCTTGTGCACGTTTTCTTAAATCTGGATACTCTAATCTTTCTTTCCATGCGTCTAGTAATATTGCTGCAGCGTAAGGTCGATTACTTTCATCACGAGCATTAAACACTCCCCAAGTTGTACAAGCAGAGAAGTCAGCAGAAGCTTTTGTAGAGAACGCAGTATCATAAGATTGAACTACATATGATAGTGTAGGAATTTTATCTCCGTCATATATATTCCACCATTCTCTTTTGATAATGGATCCTTCATCATTGCTTGGTTGTTGTTGATAAAGAGCTTGCCATACACGTTGACCTACGGTATCTTTTATTTTTTCTAAATCTTCTTTTGAATAAGCTTCAGGCCATAATGCATTGCCTTTATTATCTATCGCTGGTAAATCTAAAACTTTCCAATCTTCTTTACTTTCTGATAATATGTGACCAGCTAAATCGTCTTGGTGCCATCGTGTTTGAATTATAATTACTTTACCACCTGGCTGAAGTCTAGTGTAAGCTACAGACTTATACCATTCTACTAAATTTCTTCTTTGTGTTTCTGACTCTGCGTCCTCTCTACCTTTTATAGGATCATCAATAATTAATAGATGCGCACCTCTACCAGTGATTGCTCCACCTGCACCTACTGCAGAATAAGTTCCACCTTGCATAGTATGAAATCGTTTAGCAGAACTAGAATCAGCACGTAGACCTACTTGAGGAAATACACTATTGAAATCAGGACTAGCTATCTGGTTACGAACTTTACGACCAAAGTCATCAGCGAGTTCTTGAGCATAAGTAGATTGAATTACAAATTCATTAGGATTATTACCTAGATACCATGCTGGAAAAAATTCTGAACATAACATAGACTTTCCATGTCTTGGTGGCATGAATACTGCTAATCTATTTATCTCTCCTTTTTCTAGAGCTTGTAAATTTTTTGCAATCAATTGTATATGAGCTGGATCCTTGTATCCAGGATATACATGTTTTGCATAATCTAATAAACTATCTCTAGATTTAGAAGTCGATAGTATCTTATTTAAATGTTCTATTACTTCGGCTGCTCTTGGATCTTTAGTCTTTTTGTATATCTGTATAGCTGACTTTAACTTTTCCTTGATCTGCGGTTTTTGCATTTTGTTTACCTGCTCCTATGGAACCTTTTTCTTGATACTCTAAAAATTTTTTTTCTAAATTAGCAAAAGGTTTTATTTCTTTTCGAGTAATCTTTTTCCAATGTTCTGAACTTTGTCCAATTTTATCTAGGAACCAAGATAACTTACTTGCGTCCGCAAATCTAGAGTTAACCATTTTTTGATGATGTAAATCACCTTCTTGATCAGGGTTTCCCTCTTTGTATATTCTCTCTTTAAAGACATCGTCATTATTGTTACCAGTAATATCTGCTCGATCATGTAAAACGTCTATATCAACTTCTTGCATAATATCTAACATGTAAGCAATTTCTGAGACCCACGCATCATTTTGACCATGAAGACTTATATGATCTACACATCTAAACCAATCATAGGGCATAATAGGAAAGATACTATAAGGGTGTCCTGTTTGTTCTCGAACTTTAAGCAGTTTAAATTGTCCATCAAACTTACTAATTTCTAAATCCCAATTTTTAGTTTTCATAATAGCATCGTCATTAAAGAACATGATCCACATGCCTTGAGCATATGCAGCTAAAGAATTATTATATAAATGTAAATTTTCGTAACCTTGTCTTTTAAACTTTATTACTGATCTAGCTGGATGTTTGAAATTTTTTAAATAATCTATACTCTCTGGATCATCGTCATCTACTCCAAAAAGAAGTTGAATTTTACTTGGATCAGAAGCATTATCTAATAATGATTCTACACATTTTTTGAGTAAGGGAACTCTCTTCCTTGTAGGAAGTAAAATTGATACTGTCATTCCTCACTCTAATTTGTTTATGATACTATATAAACAAAAAAGTTTTGCCCACCATCACCCCTGCTTCCAGTAAGTCTCCCTACCATTGAAGCAACACCTAATTTTTTTCTTCTATCTCATAGAAAAATTTATCCGTATCCTCGGTCCGCCAATCCTTATTTTCTACATTCCATTCGTTTGTTTGGACTTTGTAGTCTGGGATTTCGTTTCTCGTAGTGAACGAATTAATGTTCCATAATAGTCTGTTATTAGGTTGAGCAGCAAAATTACCGTTGTCAAGCTCCAGTATATGAGCGCACTTATGCTCCTGAGGAATTTCAGAATGATCTGTGTCAAGTAAATTGGAATCAGGGTGACACCAGTCAACGGTAAACAGATACTCACCATGATAAAATTTTTTATCTTTACCAATATATTTAGCTCGTTGTCCGATTAAAAAAGAAAAATGATTAACACTATGATGGTAACCAAAGCAATTCCACAGCTGAAGAAAGTCGTTTGACAAATCTGGCACTTCTTTCCGTTCCATACTTTTAGAAAAGAAGGCACATATTGGCAAACGCCAAAAGCAAGCGCCATTTTCCAACATGATATTAAAGAGGAGACCACGACCCTGTATACTTGTAAGACCAAAGATAACACAGTCTTCGCTTTCTCCATTATGTTTTCGTAAATCATATAAATACTCCTTGCGTACTTTACAATAAATTGGTGGAAGGCTACTATTTAAAAATGACATTGTAAAGATATAAAATAAAAAAATTTTTTTTACTACAAAATTTATATACATTTATGCCATTCATCACTCTTTCTATCTCTTTCTCCCTTAAAGGGTAGATTTTCTTTTTAAACTTAATACGATTAAAATCAATCAAACTTAATACGAATTATAAAACTAGATAAATGATGAGAGAAAAAAAGAAAAAAAAAGAGAGAGAGTTTAAAAACTCTCTCTCTAATCTTATTTAGTTATTAAAGACTATTAACTAATTTAGTAAAGTAATTCTGATTTTCTATAATTTCAGAACTAACTTTATTTTCACTAATATATTTTTTATTACTCTCTAATAAATCTAAATATAAATTCTTTTTAGATTTATTTATATATTGAGGAAAATCAACTAATAGATTAACTTTTTTAAATCTATTATTGAAAGTCGTATCGTAATCAAAATCAATTTTACGATAGTTATTATTATAAGCTAATTCTATATTAGTTGAGAATTTAGCTTTTTCATAAACTAAAAAAGACTTTGATTTATCTCTTTTAGTATTAGTAAGTCTGAATAAAATTTTATTCTTTGATATCTCTCTATGAGATAAAGAAATTTTATTCTCTACTATTTTATTTTCGTTAGATTTATTTTTCATATTTCTACTTTCTAATTCTTTTAAAAACTCTTTTAATTATTAAAAGATATAATTTTTAAAAGATAAAAATATAATACTTATTTTAAAAGAAATTAAAACTATTATTTTCTGTTGTATTAGTTTTATTGTTGTTCTCTTTTTGTTCTTATTATAGACTAATAATACTACCTACACTAGAAAAGTATAAATAGTAATAAATAATAAAAACGTAATTGGTAATTTAAATAATATAATCATAATTCTACTTTCTTAATTAGTTAATAAAATTAATTAATATATTTTTAATATCCTATTTAAACTTTTTTTTAATTCCTAGGATTTTTTTTTATATATTCTTGATCCTTGCTGCACAACGCTGATCACCTAGGCACAAGCATCACGTGCCTGCGGCGGCGTGTTATTGTATGTTGTGATCTTTTTGTATTTGGTCTAGGTATGAAGACAAGTCATCATCGTTCATAGCGTCTAGTGTCGAGTGTTGTACTTC